AAGAACAACACAAAGAGTTTATGAATGATATTTACATCGAAAACGTATGGTGTTTTAGTGAAGAAAAAGACTATGATTATTTTCATTCTACTCGAAAACAAACATTAGAGGAGTTTTTTTAATGGAAAACCTGTGGATAAACGATGACTGTTTCAATGTATTACCTAAGATAGAGGATAACACTACCCAATTAGTTTTTACTGGTATACCTGATTCTAACGATTTAGGTTTAGATGAAGACTTAGGCATGTATAGTAAGTTTGTTGATAGTTGTTTAGATCATTTTACTCGTATTACAAAAGATACTGGATTCATAGGTCTATGTCAAACAGATAGAAAGATGAGTGGTGCTATTCATTCTAAACACACAATGTTAATCAATAGAATGTTAGACAGAGATTATATAATGAAAGATTATAAGATAGTTTTAAAAAGACCTATGCCAAATGATTATAAAGATCAGTTTATCTTTCCATATTTTCATTTCTGTATTTTTACAAAGAAAGGCACAATACGAAGAACTGGTGATTGGATGAGGAATGTTTTAGATTATAAAATGAAAACTAAAAATACATTCTATGTTTTCCCACCAGAGTTCATTCAACTACCGATAGAGTTTCTTACAAAAGAAAATGATTTAGTTGTTGATCCATTTGCAGGCACAGGTGGTATTATTAAAGTTGCAAAAGAAATGAACAGAAAATATATTGGTGTTGAACTCGACAAAGAAACATATAGTGTTTGTGATTTGAAATAAATATGAGAATGATATCAGAACAAGAATATTTTAAGTTACAAGAATATTATGATTATCAACGCAAGGTTGAATACAATAGAGAATTAACAATGGCAAAAATAAAACAATTATGGAATGAACACGAATGGGAAGAAATATTTGAAGTTGTGTGGAGCAAAGTATCAACAGAAAATTACATTGACCCACCAAGTAATTATGTGCCAGAAAATGAAAGTTTAAGATTTGAGAATGAAAATATTGAGAAGTGGAGATCGATACCTTGGAGATTCATACCAAAAGATGAAGACGATAGGTCAGAGTATAAAATATAATGTATGAAAATTCAGAATCAATACTTGTGCCGGGCACAATAGTAGAACACGTTGAATATCCCGAATGGGGTCAAGGACAAGTTCAGTCTTGTATTAATAACACTGTGACTATTAACTTTCAGAACGCAGGTAAAAAAACACTCAAAGTAGAATATGAAAAATTTAAGATATTGTAATGGATAAAAAACAGTTAGATAGAATAGAAAAGAAACTAGAAGAAATAGAGAAAAAATTAGATAACCATATCGAAACAATATGGGAAGTGTATAAACCAATAAAGAAAATATTAAAACGTTTAGAAAGATTTAAAATATTCTAATGGTTTATGTTAATCTAATCACAGACACAGAAAGAGAGTATTTCTACATAGAAGAAGAATTGCTTGACAAATTTAAAGAAATGTGTTATAATAACAACTACTATTATATAATAGCTAGAACTAACGGAGGTGAAAAGTAAATGAATTTTTTAAAACAAATAATCAAAGAAACAGGTAATGAGTTCGCATCGATTGTTGATGAGGGTGTCGAAGCGGGTGATGTTGCTAGTTTTATTGATACAGGTTCGTATATATTTAACGGACTAATATCAGGTTCAATCCATGGTGGATTACCTGCAAATAAGATTACTGCAATCGCAGGTGAAAGTGCTACTGGTAAAACATTCTTTGTTTTAGGTATGGTCAAAAGTTTCTTAGACAATAATCCAGATGCAAACGTTGTGTACTTTGAATCAGAAAGTGCATTGACAAAAGATTTAATTGAAAGTCGTGGTATTGATTCTACAAGAATCGCAATCATGCCAGTGACTACAGTACAAGAGTTTCGAACCCAATCACTCAGAGTATTAGATTCATACTTAGAGTTAAATGAGGCAGATAGAAAACCACTATTTTTAGTGTTAGATTCTTTAGGTATGTTATCTACTACAAAAGAAATCGAAGATACTGCTGATGGTAAAGAAACAAGAGATATGACTAGATCACAAGTTGTTAAGGCTGCATTTAGAGTATTAACATTGAAACTTGGTAAGGCAAAAGTACCTCTTGTTATCACTAACCATACTTATGATGTGATTGGTTCAATGTTCCCACAGAAAGAAATGGGTGGTGGTTCTGGATTAAAATATGCCGCATCAACCATTGTTTATCTCTCAAAGAAAAAAGAAAAAGATGGTACCGACATTGTTGGTAATATCATTCACTGTAAAACACATAAGAGTAGATTATCTAAAGAAAATATGATGGTCGATACTCGTTTAAGATATGATACAGGTTTAGATCGTCATTATGGTCTATTAGACTTGGCAGTCAAACATGGTATCTTTAAACAAGTATCAACAAGAATTGAACTACCTGATGGTAGTAAACAATATGCTAAAACTATACAAAACGAACCTGAGAAATATTTCACAGACGAAATAATGAAACAGTTAGACGAAGCAGCTAAAAAAGAATTTAGTTATGGCGTCAACGAAATATAGTTATATAGATAATCCAAGATACTCACAATCTGGTATTATTATCGAAGATGGTGAGTTCAAAGATGTGATTTACCTTTATGGTAAAGTTAAGTTCATCGAGGAAAGCGAACACTTACGATTAAAGTTTGATTATGATGTTGTTCGTAATCCAAATAATGTTGATACTGATTCTGATAAGTTTAGAAGCATTATCGGTGACATATTGTCAGAAAACATAGAGAAAGAAGTGAATGGAAAGAATAGAGAGAACAACCCTAAAGAATCTTCTATATAACGAAGAATACTCTAGAAAAGTATTACCGTTTCTTAAAGAAGAATATTTTACAAATAGATTAGAAAAGATTTTATTTAAAGAAATATTTAATTTTACTAATCAATATAATAAACTTCCAACTAAAGAAACTTTAGAAATTGATATTCAGAATCGTAGAGATATTACAGACGAAGAATATAAACAGATAGTTGAGTTAATTAAATCGTTAAATCCAGAAGAGATCAACCTAGATTGGTTAGTAGAAACTACAGAGAAATTTTGTAAAGATCGTGCGATACATAACGCAGTGATGGATGGTATTCAAATACTAGAGAATAAAGATACAAGACGGACACCAGAAGCGATACCAGAAATACTAAGCGATGCATTAGGTGTGTCTTTCGATTCTCATGTTGGTCATGATTATTTAGATGATGTCGATAAAAGATTTGATTACTATCATCAAAAGTTAGAACGTATTGAATTTGATTTAGAATATTTCAATAAGATAACAAAAGGTGGTTTGCCAAACAAAACGTTGAACGTGGCACTTGCAGGCACTGGTGTTGGTAAAACAATGTTTATGACACACATGGCTGCTCATGCATTATCTGTTAATAAAAATGTTCTCTATATCACTTTAGAAATGGCAGAAGAACGTATTGCAGAACGTATCGATGCTAATCTTTTAAATATTTCCACTGATGATTTACATTCATTGAATCGTAAAATATTCTCAGACAAGATAGAAAAATTAAAACAAGCAACAACAGGTAGTTTAGTTATCAAAGAATATCCAACTGCCTCTGCTGGTTCTGGTCACTTTAAATCTTTACTCAATGAATTAGCACTAAAGAAAACATTCAAACCAGATATTGTGTTTATTGATTATATTAATATCTGTGCCAGTTCTCGTTTCAAACCTGGTGCTAATGTTAACAGTTATACTTACGTCAAGGCCATTGCCGAGGAGTTAAGAGGTTTGGCAGTCGAAAGCAACCTCCCGATTGTCACTGCAACTCAAACTACTCGAACTGGATTTGTTTCTACTGATGTAGGCCTTGAAGACACCTCTGAATCATTTGGTCTGCCTGCTACTGCTGACTTTATGTTTGCTCTCATTTCAAACGATGAGTTAGAACAGGCAGGTCAAATGATGGTTAAACAATTAAAGAATCGATATAATGATCCTACAATGAATAAAAAGTTTGTGATTGGTGTTGATCGTGCCAGAATGAAATTTTTTGATGTTGAACAATCAGCACAAAACTTAGTAAATTCTGGAATAGATGAAAACGAAGATGATGATGCTGTTGAGGCATATTTACAAAAGAACAAAGGAAATAAATATGGCAACTTCTCGTAAGAAAACAACACGAATTAAGAAACTGAAATATACTACTAAACCAGTAAAGGTAAAGAAAGATATTGTTTGGCATGTAAGAGAAAACACTAAAAAAGTTGTCGCAGTCTTTGAATTTGAAGACGATGCACAAGAATTAGCAGATTTTCAGAATAAACATCAAGTATTTAAACATAATAACGGCGTACCCGACTTCCTGTGTATTAAAGAATTATAAATATAAGCATTGACATAATATGGAAAATGTGATATATTCTACACATATGGGAGAGGTGTATGCAAAGTTTTGATCAATTTAGATCACAGTTAAATGAAGCAAGAGTAGATACAACTGCCACAGCTGCAATAACAGAGTTATTTCCAGCACTTGCATTTAACAATAATTTCAGACCATCAAATATAGAAGACTTTAAAAAGTTTCTCTATAAAATGGGTGATCTCAAAAAGAATGCCAAG